CTTATTGTTATAATATAACAATTAATCATTTTAACGCTGACTGAGGGTCTTAAATATGAAATTCAAGAGTATCGCTAAAACTGTTTTTCTTTTTGCACTGCTAACCTCAGCTGGCTTTGCGACTGGTAAAAACGTGAATGTCGAATTCGATAAAGGACAAAATAGCGCCCGCTATTCCGGCGTAATAAAGGGATACGATTACGATACATATAACTTCCAGGCCAGAAAGGGGCAGAAAGTACATGTAAGTATTTCGAATGAAGGCGCAGATACCTACCTGTTCGGGCCAGGAATTAGCGATTCCGTTGACCTGTCCAGATATTCATCTGAACTGGATGACAATGGCCAGTACACGCTACCGGCGTCCGGAAAATACGAACTGAGAGTACTTCAGACACGTAATGAAGCCCGTAAAAACAAAGCGAAAAAATACAGCGTCAATATTCAGATAAAATAAATGCCAGCCTGGTCAGGGGATTCGCTCCAACACCAAGCTTTTCAGCCACTGGGTTATTTCATGAGGTGTACCAGTTTTTAGCGTCTGGTTACGCTGCGTTGATACATGAGGTCTTTTTCTTCAGTACCATAGTATGCGACATATGTCCGTATATCCCCTTATAAGACATTTTGTGCTCTTTATGACACCCTGCAGGCCGGAACCGTAACCGTCCTGCGGGAATTTTTTATTTGCACTGCGTCCGGATGTACTCCTGCAAATACTTCAGTTTTTCCTGATCGCTGATGATTCCGGCGCGGATATCGAGAACGTTTTGTCCAGCAACTGGAGAGAGTTCGACGGTGGCAGCATTGCCCACGCGGCGGGTACTGGCGGTTTTGGTTGTGGTTGGCACTGTACAGCTTCCTTCGACACGCACCCGGCTACCAGCAGCAAGGCGGCGCTGCAAATCAGTATTCCTGTTTTGTGCATCAGCTAGTTCCTTTGTGTATTTTGCATCGAGGGCGGCAACGTCACGCTGGCGCGTTTGCATATCGCTGATAGTCTCGTTAGCCATCTTCAGGTTGTGAGTAACGGTATCACGCTGGTCTTTGTACTTCACGGCGTTACCGTGATAGTGACTGGTAGTCCAGCCCAGCGCGGCGGCCAATATAAGCAATGAGACTATTACGCCAGTAGTTATGCGGTTCATGTCACCACCAACGGATTTGCCCTACAAGATAGCCAATAGCAGCGACAAACAGTACCAGCCAGATCAGGATAAATTTCCAGTTTGGTAATTGCTCAATCATTAGTCGCAACTCCCTAATCAGTTTGCTAATATCAATCACAGGTTCTCCCTTGCCTTCATCAAGGTGCAGAAACAGAAAACCCCGACTGTTTGCAGCAATCGGGGTTTTCGCTTTTATATCCTTCGTAAATCAGAAATCGGCAGATTTTGTGTTATCCGCCCCTGTGGCGCCATGTCATTTTTTGGTGAATTATTCCGCTGACAACAATTTATTGTTCAATACCCCAGCACGCCAGCGCCGATTCCTGGTCGCGTCGTATCACCTGGCCGTAACACTGATTTTCCCTGTTGTGGCAGTCTTTGCCGCCGTCATATACCCAACGGCGGATTTCTGCACACGCTCCCTTACGATCTCCTGCGTTCAGCTTTCTGTAGAACGTGGAGGGCAGACATTTACCCGGCCCAATGTTGTACGGGCAGAAACTGGCGATCCCCACTTTCTGCGGCCCGGTCAGTGGAACATGGATATTTTTATTGACCCACGCCAGCGCTTTATCCCGCTCGATGGCGTTGTAATGGTCGCACTGGCTTTGTGTCAGTCGCTGACCTTTCACAACGGGTTTACCATCGATACGGGTCACGCCACGGCATACTGACCAGACGCCGCCGTTATCACGAACGGCCACCAGCATATTTCCTTCCCGCTCCTGTAAAAACTGGTCGAGTAGCTGCGGTGCGCTGGCACCGGCGGCAATCAGTGCCAGCATAGCGGCGGAAAGACCGTATTTAACTTTTGTCCTTAACGCCATCATTGCCCTCCGGCATTTCAGATACCGCCAGCATTTTTAACATGCTGTCATGGTCGTTTTTTTCCAGAATCCGGGCGATTAGCCTGTTACGTTCTTCCATCGCGGCAGCCTGCCTTGCCTGAGCCTGCTCTGATTTTTTTTTGTAATGCTTATTAACCAGAAACGTACCAATACCCAGAACAATACCTATCAGCGCGCCATAGTCGTTTAACGTCCACTGGGCGCATATGCCGCTGATTAATGCCCAGATGTAGGCCAGCCATGTTGTATGTTTATCCATTGTCATAACTTCCCCTGTCCGGGAAATGGACTACCCGGATGTCGGGTAAGTGGAAATAAAAAAGGCCACGCAATAGCGCAGCCTGTGAATAAGTGCCAGATGACGTCTGGCGGTGTATACCCTGCATTTGATATTGTTAAATCGCCAAAAGTAACCACACCAAATATGGAGAATTAAATGAGCATAGTGCTTTATTCCGCCGACAGAAGAGGCCGGTACAACGCAAATGCATTAATGGATTTTTCTTCCATGCAGCCACCTGTAACTGACACCTACGCCATTGATAGCTTTATTGGCGCGAAATTTAACTTCAAAATCTCCGAGCATGGGCTGCGATATCTTTTCCCAAGGAGGGAACTTAATGGTGATGACCTTATGGAGCTTATTGTTGAACTGGTACGCCAGATGCAATTTCCTGAGAAGCCATCACGATACCAGTCAATATTCGCTTGTAAATCAATAGAAGACGCAGATTCTTTTAGAAAGAAATACCGAGAACAGGAAGGTCCGCAACCAATTTATGAAATTCTTATCAATGAGGATACCAATGTTCATCATGGCGATATGCGGTTACTTGACCTGAACGCATCATCAGATAATGCCGCAATGGTTTTCACGAAAGCAATATGGTACTGGTCTGGAATATCTTCCATGAATCCATTCTGGGAGTATATCGTCCCTCTTCCAATTCAAGTTGGCAGCATGGTAGAAGAATAGCACGCCTCTAATCAGGCGGGAGAGCAGGATATGTTCACGCCTGATATGTAGGACTCCAGATGAATATGAGGATCAAGAGATACCTCCTCGTTGCTAATTTTTTCAATGACGACCTTTAACTTTTCAATGACTTCCTCTTTATTTACCCCAGAAGTTGAAAAGACAAATCTTGTTCTGGGAGCCAATGCAGACGAAGTATTTACATTATGTGCGTGCTTACCAATTTTCATCATCATCTCCTTAAACCGCAGCAGGGCTCTTTTATGTGAAAGAATGCGGGAGCCGATCCCCGCTATGCGGCAGTGGTATACAGACAATCAGGGATATGATTTACGCAGCTAATATTTCAAGCCGTCTTCCAAGCGCCGCCAGCGCGTTTATATCTAAGCTGGTGGTTGTAACGGCCCCGACAGTACTTCTGCTTCACCGTTATGGCAGATATCATCGCCCCTTGTCAGATGCCAGACACCGACAATAAGCCGTCCTGATTCCAGATCATCAACTGTGTCGTTCGTATAGTATGCCACCTGAACAACACCGTTATGCTGAATCCAGTAATACCCTTCTTTCATTCACACCTCCGCAAGACTAAGCAAATAGTATAGGGCGAAGCAGAAAATACCACGGTGCAAGAAACCACAATTCAAAGCCTGTTGAACAAAAAAGGCCCGCGAATGCGAACCCCTAAAACGCAAAAACCCGCTCAATGGCGGGTTCTTTTTGTGTTCATGTCTGTTATTCGCCTCGCGATACAGCTTTGCGAAGCATACCGGAATTGAAGCAGTTTGTGGCTAAAAATGCAATAACTTTTTTGCTAAAGCTGCATCAGTTTTTCCACCAGTTGATCTTTGCGAATAACAAACCAACCGTTGGCTCTCGCCAGTTCCAGCCATGACTCAAGGGAAATGACAATGTCATCATCCCGCAACGGGATTGTGGAAACAGTGACGCCGCTTTGCTGATAACAGAGAACTCGCGTGTCGTAACTTTTCTGGCGTGAAACTCGCACTGAAGGATTCTTTTGGCTGAAGTAGCAATCCTCCAGCTTCTCGAATACCTCCCATGCCTGATCGGTTTCGAGCATTTTTGCGTGGCGAGCTGCTCCGCGTTCTGTCCAGAGGATGAGAGATCGAACGTTGCGGGCAATTTTCACAGAGTTACTGTGAGTAACCTCGTGCTTCATAGCGCGAAGTTCATCTCCTTCAATCTTGAAGTAATGTTTCCCGCAGACAAAACGATCTGAATTTCGACTGAAATTTACTTTAATATTGTTTGTTTCAGTTCCATAAAGCTGCGCTAACAGTTCAGTGGTTATGACAGGGATCTGGTTATGAGTAATAGGGGAAAGGTTATCTGCATTAATTTGAGTAGTCATAGTATCACCTCATGAGGTTAACCATCACCACTGCCGAGACCAATCGACGGGTGGTGAACTGTGCAAGGTTGGTCTTACCGGCTACTCAAACCCGGCGCTTCCTAAGAAGCCCTCACACAGCCCACCATAAATCGCGAATGTAGCCGTGCTTAGCGCATAAAAAAAACCGCTTAACGCGGTATGCGTTGAGTAGTAATCCGGGAGACCAATCCCGACGCCAGATTTTGCTGGCGTGGCGGGAATATAGCCCCGGATAACAAACAGAGTCAACGGGCAATTTTGTGGGCATCGGTTGCAAACGCTTCACGCATCGGCAGATAAAGCATAAATTCCGCCATTTTTAGCCATACACCTATGCGATTGCGGCACGTTGCATAACACCAGTCTGGATATTGTTCGTTTAGTAACTCAGCCATCCTTCTCTGACTCACTCCACACCCTTCGTAACGCTGGTGAATCAACTTTTTCAGCGCCGGATACTCAGCTAATACAGTACCAATGACGCGGTCAATCAACATTGCTTCGGAATCAGTACAATGCGCCAGCCAGCTTTTTTGTTTCCCGTTCATCATTTCCCGAAGAAAGGCCTCCAGCTCTGGCTTGCTTGTTCCTGATTTTTTCAGACGGCGTAAAGCCTCATTGATGGCTGTTTTTGTCAGTTTTCTGGAGGCCAGCAACTGGTTAAACATATTGCCGGGTTTACCGCTGCCGATGTATGACCATCGTCCCCACATACGGAGTTTTCCCTGAATCCACACGCTTTCCAGTGTATTCAGTCGAAAATATTCGCCCGGTTTTCCGGTACTGGCTGGATAAATCATTTCGGTACCACCTTTCCCATTCGTACAAGTTTAATCACTGTCAGTACGATCGCCCTGTTCATCAGACACCGGCGCTCTTCCCTGCTCAGGTGACTGCCGTTATCGATTTCATGATGGCATTCCTGACAAATAGCCGCCGTGGCGCAGTCATCCGTTTTCATTCCCATGCCCTTTAATTCATTGCGATGTGCAACCTGCGTTCCCCACCGCCCGCACAACACGCACTGTTCAATCTGCCCGACGGCTGCCAGCCATTTTTTACTGCGGTAAGTTTTTATTTCAGATAAGAGCATTTACGCCTCCGTTCTGGCACATGATCGAACTCCGGTAACAGGGCGCTTACCGTCCAGTGAATGCAGTCATGATTCAGACTACGCTCCGTCTTTACCCCCCTGCGTCGGTACTGCTTCACCAGCTCATCCGCCTCTTCGGTGGTACACGCCGGATGCTGAAACCATGTCATTTTCATGCGAACTCCAGCAGATGCGCGGCCACGTTTTCAACTTCTTCCGGAGAGGAAAATTTACGAAACAGAATCCAGTTCCACAGGACGTTCAGCACAGCCTTATAGACCTGTTGAAACTCGGTTTCGTCCATACTGGCGAACGCTATGGATTTCGCCCGGCGCCCGCGGCTGCCATCCGGATAAAAATGCTCGGTATAAAACCCGGCCTGAACGGTTACCCATTCCCGGAAGGCATCAAAAGATTTAAGAAGGGCGACGTCCCCGGTTCGCAGGGTAGCTACGTTATGGAGGTACTGTTCCGCCGCCTCGTTAAGGGCCGGGGTATATTCCTGGCCTGCGGAGCCGCAAAGAAAATTAACGAATCCGGAGATAAGTTTCTGTTCCCGCGATGTGACCGTGCCGCCAGTTGGCGTCCAGTAGTCGAAACCAAGCTGAAGGAGTTTAAAAAAGCGTTTATGAAAGGCGTAGTTGCGGACACGCTTAAAATCGGCGTGTATCCACTCACCGATTTTTACTGAGCGCAGGAAATCCCCACTCTCCGGCGTTGCGGGGATCAGAATTCCAGATGACTGCTTGATGAGTTGTAATTCGTGCGCCATGGTATTCTCCGTGGCGCAGAAGGTTAACGGTTGTTCAGGCCGTTGATTTCATATTATCAGAAGGTGGTGTTACCCGGTAGCCGAGACGGCGAATAAAATGCATAAAACCGTTGGGAGTAAAAACTTCTTCATCATCCAGCAAAGGACGCATAGATACCATGCCATTTACACGATAGATAAGATGCCTGCCTGATGATGGAAAGCTAAACACTACGCAGCCATCAGATCTTCTTACAATGTCATACCAGCTATCTTCTGATTTTT